GTGGTTGTGGGCGGACTGGCGGTGCAATTCATTTGGCTGGCCATATCCGCTCGAAATACCGGCATACGACTTGTTCAAAACGTCTTAGCGCTCGAGTCGAGAGACGATGGAGGGAAGAAGAAATGACTGCTAGATCTATCATCACGCGATTCCGCGCCTATCAGCTTGGTACGGCCGGCGCTTCCTTTTCGCATTTCGCCGACGGCACATTCACCTTGATTGAAGCAAGGTTGACTGACCTGAGCCGTCCCAATTTGAACGGAGAACTTGCTGAGTGTGGGAAGATCGCCATCGACGTTCTTCACATTACCGGCTGGGATCAAGACCATTGCGCGCCGGCCGACCTCGAGGAAATACTTTCACGCTACAAGCCAACGAAGATTGAGTACCCAGGATATCCGCCGCACAGTGACACTGCAAAAGACTGCATGAAGCTTATTCAGAATTATCAGACAACGAATACGAACAAAGGGCGCACGGTCAAGTGCATCGCCATTAACCCTGAGTACATCACAGGCCTGAAGAGCGCCGAAGATCTGGCGTACCGAGACGTCGTTTACCACCCGCGCACCCTCCTTGATGGCGATTCAAACAATAATTCAACCGTCCAGTTATTTCGCCAGGGCTGCTTCAATGTCGCCAGCCTAGGCGATGTAGAGGATGCTAACATCGGCGCGTATCTTCGTCGATGCAAGATTTTCAAGCGTGAAGTTGATGTTCTGCTCCTTGCTCATCATGGGGCTGATTGCCAGACCAATTCAAAGACATTCTTCGAAGCCGTTCAGCCGAAGATAACCATCTGCGCGAGCCAGTTTGAAAATCAGTTTGAACATCCTAAGCCTGAAGTTCGCCAGAGGCTTTTTGATCTGGGTATTCCAATCATGACGACCAAGACAGGGGATGTGATTATTCGATCGCTTCCGCCACACACACAGAAATTCCGCGCCACGAATCTAATTGCCAATTCGACGAAAGCTTCCAGTGAACTCGATTTCGTAACACGGAAAAGTCACTGGCTTTCGATGAATGCAGATACCCTTCGAAATCTGTATCGACCGGGCTTTAAGGGGCTACGTTAGAAAATGGGAACAGGTTTGAACAAGAGAGTATTCGACGCCATGCGTACTACTTGCGATTCCAGGAAAGGGACACTATGGCCACGATACACTTTTTAAACGTCGGAGAGGGCGACTGCATTATCGTCAAACACAATAGCGGTCGTGTGAGCATGATCGACATTTCATGCGGCAACATACCACCGGTTCAAGAATCGACCAGTCGGTTGATTAAGTTAGCCGGTCTTGCTGGTTCTAATGCGGGTGGCAATTTCAACATGAAGGCCTATCCGACTAGGCCGCAAACCTACTTGTCCAACCTTGGAATCAACTCGATCTGGCGCTTCATTCTAACCCATCCTGACATGGATCATTTGGATGGCTTTAATGCGTTATTGGACGATGTTGAGGTCAACAACTTCTGGCACTCAGGAGCCAATAAGCTCAAGCCTGAATTTTCTGGATACAACGGCTACAAAGAAGAGGATTGGGACCGGTATGTGAAGGTACGCGACGACAAGGAAGCGGGGATCACAACCCTCAAGGTTCTCGCTGGGAAGGTATTCAAGTATGCGAACGAAGACGACAACGGAGGCGGTGGCGATGGCTTGAAAATCATTGCACCGACTAAAAGTTTGGTTGATGACGCCAATGATAGTGAGGATTTCAACGATTGTTCATATGTAATTATCTATCGCACTGGCGGTTTTAAGATCATATTTTCCGGTGACTCTCATGATGCGACCTGGGAGCACATTCTTGAAAACCATGCCGTTGACGTCGCAGACTGCGACATCCTCATTGCTCCACACCATGGACGCGACTCAGGACGATCTTGGGATTTTTTGGACGTTTTGAAGCCGCGCCTGACGCTCTTCGGAGTGGCGAATTCAGAGCACTTGGCTTATGACGCCTGGAATCGGCGCGGGCTCGATAAAATCACAAACAACCAAGCTGGAAACGTGGTGCTTGATGTCGACAGCAATCTTATGCACGTTTATGTTGAGAACGACGCATATGCCGAAACTAGGAATCCTGGAAACACGATACGAAATGCACTTGGCTACCGAACATTGGGCTACCTGACGCCAGCATCTTGGCGCGGAGGTTGAACGTGAAGTCCACGATGGCCGCGAGTCGCCCCTTGGGCTCGGCGGCCAGCACCGGGCAGTAGCGCAGCGTTGTGCTCATTGACCGGCCTGACCGAAAGCCGCCGCCTGCTCCCGATACCACTGTTGAAACTCCACGACCATCAGCGTCGTCTGCGCGGCGTCCTCGGCTAATTGGTTGCAGGTGGCAGGGTTGGCTTGCTGTCCGGCAGCAGGTACAGGGTTGGCGGAGGCTGCATCAACTCCGGTGGTGCTGGCGGGAACTTCGGGCACTGCGCCGGAATGGGTTGCGGCGTGGTGGCGCACGCGCCGAGGAATACGGGCAAGCAGATCGTGGCGATCAGCGACAATTTTGGCTTTCTCGGTTTCAAATTCATTCGAAATCTCCTGATTGATGGTGGTCTGATGAGTGGTGACGGCTGCGGCCTGCGCAATCTGCCTGGCCACGGCCTGGGCTTGCGCTGCCTTCTCGGCATCCCATTGGGCCGTGATGCGCTGCTCGCCAGTGCGGTAGCCGCCCGCGAACACCGCGAGTGCCAAGGCAGCCGCGCCGATCAGCCGCCACGGCAATCCCTTCAGAATGGCGAAGATCGGAAACATCACGCACCCCCTCCCGGCTCGGTCTTGGCCTTGAAGCCCAGTGCCGCGCCCCCGGAGGCCAAGGTCGCCCCCAGGCCGATGCCGAAGGCCTGCATGTCGAAGGGGTGGCCCTGGCCGACTACGGAATAGATCGCCAGTCCAAGGAACACGACCACGCCCTGCGCCCAGAGCACGCGCCCGATGTCGAAGCTCTCGCCGTCCGCCGTGGTGAAGCAGTCTTTCAGCAACTTCATCATGCGGTTTTCTCCTCGTTGAATTCCGCTTCTTCGGCCAGACGCCGGTGCAGGAGTCCGGCCAGCACCCGCCCCGCATCCCGGTCCCACAGCGGAAACTGCATGGCCGCCGCCGCGAAGTTTCCGGCGTTGATGTCTTTGAGCATCGTCGAGCGGGCGAAGGCGCCAATGCCGAGGTTGAAGACGAAGTCCACCAGCGCGTCGAACTCGGGCTGCGTGAGCGGGACCGTCACCAACCGGTTGACGGCGTCCGTTGCGGCCTGGGTATCCTGTTCGAGCCAGGCCTGCGCCTGCTCCGGTGTGCAGGTCATGCCCGGGTGTACGCCGTGGGTATGTCCGTAGCCGGTCGTCCAGACGCCGCCGGCGTCGGGATAGGATTCCAGCCGGCAGCCCTCGAAGCGCTCGGTGAGCTGGAGCCCGGTCTTGCTGTAAGTCATGGGCGGGTTCATCGTTCGTCCTCGGTGAGGGATTTCTGATACTGCGGCTCGTTGGCCTTGACCCAATCCCACAGGCGATCGAAGGCCTGCTCGTAATAGCGGGCGAGCGCGTCGGATTCGGTGAAGCAGAGGTCATTCAACTGCTGGCTCGCGCTCACCGAGTAGTTCCAGGAGCCGTCCTCGACCACCGCCTTGCCGTCGGGCGTGCGAATGACGGTCGCCTTGAGATGCACGATCTGGTGGTGCACGGGCGAGGTGCCGATGAGGAACTGCTCGCCATCGACCAGTCCCGCGTCGAGCAGACGTTCGATCTGCGGCGCTTCCGCCTTGCCCGCCGCCTGGGTGTGGTCGAAGATCACCCGCACGTCGCATCCGGCTCGATGTGCCGCGATCAGCGCGTCGAAGAAGGGCGCGAGCGTGCAGCCGTAGATCATGGTGCGAAGCCGCACCCCCGGCTGCGCGCCACTTGCCAGAAACGCCTCGAAGGCCGAGAGGCCGTCGGCGTAGGGGGTGATGAGCCGGGTCTGCTGGGCCCGCTCGTGCAGGATGCCGAGAGACGCGAGGATGTCGTTCATTTGATCACTCCGTGGCCGTGGATGACGCCCCAGATCACGGCAACGGAGCTTCCGACCACCGAGAGCCACATGACCACGCGCGCGCCGAACTTGGCGGCGAGGAAGGTCTGTTTCATCTCGTTCATCTCCTCCGAATGCTTTTGGTGGAAGGCCTCGATGTAGTGGGCGAGCAGGCGGTATTCCGGCGACTCGATCTTGTCGATCTCGGCGCGCAGGGTTTCCAGGGTTTGCTGGATGTCGGTCATGGTCACTTCTCCTTTCTTCAGACGTAAAAAAACCGCCCGAAGGCGGTCGGTGGTGGGATTGCGGGTGGCCGTCAGTAATGGGCGCGGATCACGTAGCCTTCCAGGGTGACGATCTCGTTGGCGGCCGCCGCCTGGGCGCGGAGGGTGAGCGTCTGGTTCTGCGAGAAATCGACCGCCAGGCCGCCGGCGAGCGAACTGCCGTTCAGCGCGTAGAGTTGGGCTCCGATCGCCCCCCGGTTGATCAGCCGCCAGTGGCTGATCTGCGGGCCGGTGGTGAACGCGTTGGAATCGATGCGGGTGGCGCCCACGTACCAGGAGGTCGTCTTGCCGTTGGCGGACGGCGTGCCGTCGAAGAACACCTCGCAGTCGAGCGAGCCGTTGGCCGACACCGATCCTGCAGGGATCGGAATGTTCGCCATCACCACGTCGGTGGCGACCGGCGTCACGGTCGGCGTGCCCAACCCAGTGGCAAAGGCGAGCTGGATCGTGAAGGCCGTGGCGCTGTCCACCGACAACACCTTGTAGAACCCGGAGATGCCTGTGCCACCCGACCACGCGACATAGACATTCGCTCCGATGGCAGGCGTCGCAGATAGTCCGTGCGCGCCACTGCTTGCCAACTGCACGTTGCCGCCGTTGTCGGCATAGGTCGCGGCCGTGAAGGTGGCGGCGACCGCGATGAACGAACGCGGCACAGCACTCTGCGCCAAGACCCGCACGCTTCCCGCCGGTTGCAGGTTGCCGCCGATGCGCTCGTCGGTGATCATGGCGTTGGTGATGCTGGTAGCACCCGGTGCCAGCAGGACCTGGGCGACGGGTAAAAATCCGGCCGGTATCGCCGGCGGCACAGGAGATGCGCTTTCCGTGCCGGTGACGGTGGCGATCGCGCCGTTTCCCGCATCGATCACCACCCGGTCTATGCGCGGGTTGGCCACCGGGGCGACGATGACGCCGGTGCTCTGCGCGGCAACCGGCACGACGTTCCCCCAAGTCATGAGCGCCCCCGCGCCGACCGCCACCGTCATATTGGGCGTCGCCTGCTGGCCGGGCGCGAAGGCGGCCGACAGGCGCGCCATGACGGAGACATTCCCGTCGAGGGTCGCCTTGTAGGTGGTCGCGTCCTGCGTCGTGAAATCGTTCTGCAGAAACGTTGCAACGGGCATGGTGGTTCCCTCCTTACAGATCGAGCGTGACGTGGAATGCGGACAGGCACGGTGTCCCCTGCGCGGTGTTGACGACCACCATGGCTTGGACGAAGCGAGCGGCGAGCGTGCCGTTGCCCCACGGGTTGTACCCGGAATAGCTCACCCCGTCGGAACTGCTGCGGATCCAGAGCTGCGGCTGCGTCACCCCGCCCGGGATGGGGAGTGTTGCGGCAAACGCGGCCCAGGCGCGCACGGTCTTGATGGAGCCCAAATCGAGCAGGGTTGCGGACTCGAACGAGCAGGTCGGGATCGGATTGGGAACCAGCGCATCGAAGGTGTCCCACCCGTCGTCGACCGTCGGGCTCTGCCCCTGCGGGACGAGCTTGCCGGTCCAGTGCGCGACCATGCCGGTCAAGGTGCCGGGCCAATGCGGGCCACAGTCGAGTGTGGCCTGCACGGTGAGCGTATCCGTGACGGTGAAATCCACCCGCGCCGGCGCCGAATAATTGCCCCCGGAATCCTGCGCCGCCAGCAGGAAGGTCCAGGCGCCGGGCGCGATTTGCGATGACGTGTAGGAGGTCTGCGTGATGCCTGTTGCGATCAGTACGCCGTCATTCCAGGTGGCGGCATTGCCTTGCGGCACGTAGCGCAGCTCATACCGGGCGCCCGCCATGCCGGATCCGATCCAGCTGAAATCGACCGTTGCCCCGCTTTGGGATACGGTGAGCCCAGATGGCGCGGGCGGAACGGAGAGTTGCCCGCCCACGGTGAAGGCCACCGCTGGCACCTGGGCGATGTCCTGCACCGCCACCGCCCCGGCGTTGAACGCGACGAACTTGAAGAAGATCGTCTTGCCGTTCAGGGCCGGGTTGTACGGATAACGGAAGAGCGTTTCGTCGCACAGCACGAAACGCGCGCCCGCTGCAACCGCACCCTGGTCTGCGCTGTCATAGAGGCCGCGCAGCAGGGTATCGAGTGTGTAGCGCGAGGTGGCGGTCAGCGTGGCGTCACGCCAGGCGAGGAACTCGTTGCCCACGAGTGACAACGTGCCGTAGGTCAAGAGTGTGGCCTGGCTGACGCTCACGAGCGTGCCACGGCTTGCCGACAGATCCACACTCACCGTATTGCCGGTGTCGAGCACCCCGGGGGACGCGGATGGCGCAGGACCCAAGGGGGTCGTCGTCACGCCGCAGGTCGAATTCCCGTAGAGGACGCCGATGGGCTGGTAGCTCACGTCGTCGTAGCCGCGATAAATCTGCGAACCGGCATAGAGCGGGTCGAGGTTGGTCACCGCCATCCAGATCTCGTTGCCGCTCGATGTCGCAGCGGGCGGCGCCAAAAAAATCGTCGCGGCCGACAGCCGGGCGGGGGTCGTGCCGAGATTCGGGATGTAGCCGGATGCGGCCTGCGCGTTGTAGGCGAGCGACGCATAGAACGCCGGGTTGAACTCCTCGGCGGTGATCGTCAAGAGCCCGCTCGCATCCTCCTCGATCGCGGTGATCAGCACCGGCGTGTGGTCGAGCCCCAGCATGGCGTCGGTGATCGTCACCACGTCCATGGGTTCGAGCAGGCAGTAGCGCGGCGAGAGCTTGAACTGGAAGGTATTGAGGATGTAGAGCTCGCGCATCAGGATGGCCTGCGCCACCTGTTGCGCCACCGTGGGCAGGCAGATCGAGTGCAGCGTGACGGTGGGTTTGGTGCGCACACCAAACGTTTCGATGGCCGATTGGTCGGTCACCCGCGCGGGGGCTGCCGTGTACTCATTGGCGCGATCGAGGTATTCCACCGACACGTCGTTGTAGGCGTCCGCTCGGCGCTTGCGCGTGACGACGACCGGATCTTCGCTTCCCTTGACGATGAAATCGTCGTCCCCGAGGTCGTAGACCGGCGCCGCCACGCTGCCGTAGGGCACGATCTTGAGCGTTTTCTCGGACCAGAAGGCGCCCGCATTGGCCACCAGCAGCCAGTCGGCGATCCAGTCGTGCGCCGCGCGCTGGGTGGCCACCGCCGGGCTGATGATGAGCCCATTGTTCGCGCACCAGTTGCGCAGCGCCGTGAGGTCCCCCAGGAAGGACTGCGGCGCCCAGGCGTTGGGGAATACGGACAGCACGCCGTAGTAGGGGTTGGTGAGGAAGTCGCTGATCACGTCGGCCGGATTGGCGTCCTGCGTGCCCGCCGCGATCCGGGCGCCCTCGACCTCGAAGAGGTGATTGCCGAGCGATCCGTTGCTTCCCAGGTCGTAGTTGGCGAACGCCGCATAGGCGCTGCCGGCGTAGCCCAGGGCCTCGGTCGGATGCGCCGAGGAAAGAAATCCCCAGGGCGTCTGCGGATAGGTGCCGGGGAAGATCGTGAAGCCGACCGCCGCCGGGTTGGCGTAGGACACGTGGTTGCGCCAGATGCGCGAGACGCCTGCCACCGGCCCTTCGGCGAGCAGGAAACAGACCGTGGCCGAGTAGGTGTAGGTGGTGGTCGTGATCGATCCGCCCCCGCCGCCGCCTTTGCCGCCGCCGGTGCTTTGCGAGCTCGTATGCGGGTGGACTTGCCAGTCGGTGTAGTACATGAGCGTGGGTGAGACGCGCGCGGTGCCGTAGACGATGGGCACCGGTTGGCTGTAGCCGGTCTTCTGGATCTGCAGCCCGGCGAGCACCGGGGTCTGCCAGCCCGAGGGCCGGGGCTTGTTGCCGCCGAAAAGCCCGCTCATGGCATTCCCCACGGATCGAAGAAGCGCACCGGGCGGCCAGCGAGCGCTCCCATGGCGGCGTTGCCGATGACGACCCTCTGTTCCGGGGCGTAGGCATGGATGATGGCGGGCCAGTCGGTGATGATGCCCGCGTGGCTGTAGATCCGGCCGAACTTCCACAGCGCGATGTTGCCGGGATCCCTGCGATCCGTCTCGACCGCGTACCGGCGAATGCCCTCGAGGTAGGTTTCCTCGTTGCGATGAAGCATGATGTCGCGGGAATAGCGCGGGATCGCGATCGACGCGACATCCACGCCTTGGCGCGCGAACACGCCCGTGCGCCCGTAGACCTCCAGCAGCAGCATCAGGCAATCCACCCCGGCGCCCTTGACGCGGGCGGCATGGTGATAGGGCGTGCCGAGCCAGTCCCGCAATTCGGTCAGGACGTCTTCTCGCGTGCCATTCATGTCAGGTGCTCGCCGTCGGCGACGGCACGAAGGGCCAGCCGCGGAAGTGGACGAGGTTGTTGAACTTCGCCTGGCAGGTCGCCATGGTTTTGTCGCAGCCGGGGAAGACGGTGAAGTTGTCGCCGACCACCGGGGCGGCGTTCAGGGGCGTCATCAGGGCGAAGGTGTTGACCCCATTCGCGAGCGTATGCTGCTTGACGGTCGCGGCGGCCCCCGCATTGGCGCCCGAGGTGAAGAGCATCGTGCCCTGGGTGAAGTAGCCAGAGGGCAGGTTGAGGCCGGTGCTGTCGATGGTGAGGGCCGATCCGCTGCTCACCCAGTCGTATTCGGCGTAATAGGCCTGGATCAGCGCGCATCCGGTATCGAACAGCGAATGGATGCAGCCAGGCGAGAGCAGGTTTCTCGGCATGTCGAGATTGAGCAACTCCAGTTGCGAACTCACCGTGAGCACGACGCTCGAGCGCGAAGGTTTGACCTCCGAGACGTTGCCGAAGAACAGGTTGACCACCCCGGCCGATGTATCGCCGTAAGTGGGCATGAAACAGCGGTCGATGCTGACCGTCGCGCCATCGAATCCCCCGTTGACGGCAAACTGCGGAAACGGCACGCCCAGCACGAGATCGGCGGCACTGCCGAAGATCGACACCTCCACCGTGTCGACCGAGAGATCCAAGGAGCACTTGATGCCGGTTCTGGCGACCGCCGGATGCGTGCACAGATAAGTGTTGCCGGCGTAGACCAGATCCTGGTCGGCGTCGGTGTAGAAGAGTTGAGCAGGTGCCGGCGGACCGTAGCCATACCCGCCATATCCCCCCAGTGATGCGCCCGGATCCGCCTCGATCAGCGTGAGGGTGTAGAGATCGGCGTAGAGCAGCTGGTTCGATGCGAGCAGCGATCGGGTGAGCGCGGAGGCCTGTTTCATGCGGTCATACCTTGTTCAAGGGGCTGCCCACGAACGCGATCTGCTTGAGTTCGTAGAGCTGGTACATGAACTGGTTGAAGTCCGCGTGATCGTTCACGAAGCGCACGCGGTAGAAGAACGCGCCCGTCCAGCTGAGCACGGCACCGACGGCAGGTGGCGTGGCGAACGTCACCTGCCCGTTGACGATGGAGAAGGCGGCCGGGGTCTGAAGCACGCCGCCCACGAAGATCTCCGGTGTGCCGTTCAGGTTCTGCACCGGCTCGACGAAGCCGCCGTAGGCGCGCGTGAGCGGGAAGGTGCTGGTCACGCCGTCGCCGGTCGCGAAGGTCTGGTTCACGACCGCGTTGTCCGACGGATCCGAATAGCAGAAGGCCGAGAAGCTGCCCCGCTGCTGCAGGAAGAATCCCATCAGGGTCTCGATTTCGGCGTAGGCCCCGTCGCGCAGGAATTCGTAGGAGAGGGTGAAGGTC